GAGCACCCTGTTGGTGCTCACCTTTGGTCCGTATTGGACCAACCAAATGTATGAAGACTGAAGTTAAGAGTCGCGATCGTATCACGGATGGACGGTGGGTAATAATCCCGTTCCAGCGAGTTGCTGGCGGAGCTATGTACCCTCCTGATCTATATGAAGGTGGTGACTTCAAGCACTTCATCAGCCCGCAACGGGTTGAGGAAGAGGTTTGTACCGTCGAGGTCCCAGGTCCCAGATCGCAATGGAAGCCGTTTCAGCACTATAAGATGGTGCTGGCGGAGGTCCAAGGTAGCGGGATGGCTTGGGATACAACGTATTGGAAAGCGGACTTGAACGATTGGAGCTATGGCCACCGTGGCATAGTTCCGACCGTCTTGTTTGGCGTCCGACTTAACTCCGGGCTCAGGATGTACGAACCCCGTGAAGGGGTTGTCTCCTGGCGGGACTCTATCATTACGGATCCGGGCTTTGTGCCCCTTCCGGCTGACTTAGAGTTATTGCAGCAGAGAGCACTCAGTGCTATCATGCCGCGAATTAAAAGCGAGTTTAGCGTTCTCAACGCCGTTTATGAGTTGAAAGACTTTAAACACCTCGCATTAACCGCAAAGTCCGCGATCGTGAGAGTTTCACGTCTAGGATTGGATAAGGTTCTCCTTTCCACCCTACGAAAAGTGGGAAAAGCGTTTACTACGCGTCCCACCTTATCCGGATTAGCTCGAACAGCGGCGGGAACTTACCTTGAATGGAAGTTTGCAATTGCGCCCCTGTTGCAAGACATCGCTGCCACGTGGCAGGCGGTGTCCAACACAGAAAAGAAGCTTCGAAAGCTTCTTGATAATGCCGAGAAGGTGCGTATTGGCCATTTCTCATGGGAATACGTTGAATACACTGACGTTACAATCACCGGGTCTCCGTACGTCTGGAGCGCGCTACAGCCGGCATCGCCGGACTATAACCGCCCTCTAGGTAGTTGTTCGGGACAGGTGGTCAGGGACGTTGGTTACAAGCCTTCGAAGTTCCATCAAGAGATCGAGTATAGTTACTATTACCTCGATCTGCAGATCGCGCATTCGCGACTGTTAGCATATCTAGATGCGTTTGGGATTCAGTTGAACCCGGCGATCATCTGGAATGCTATACCCTTCACCTTCATCCTGGATTGGGTCGTCGGCGTAAGCCGATTCCTCGACAGTTTGAAGGCGGGTTGGATGGATCCGGTTGTAATCATACATCAGTGCCTGTGGTCTATAACACGTGAACGGCGTATAAGCGGCCGAGTTAAATACTCGGAATTCGGCGGATACGCAACTAACGGCCACTGGTACAGCTTGCCAGAGTGCACTGAAACGGCTTATCGCCGCGAAGTCATAATGCCAAGTAAAAGCTCATTATTGACGATGAGTGGGTTGAGCGCGACTGAGCTCAGCCTGGGCACGGCGCTACTGGTTAGTAGACGTGCCCGCAGAAAACGCCGCCTTTGAAATGGGCGGCACTTCGTCGAGAGACGAGGGTTAGTATAGTAAAAGGCAAATTGCCATGTTACCATTACACCTCACAAACAGCGAGATAAAGAATGCGGCTGGAACCGAAGTGGAGTTCACTGGTTCCGGCCCCGTAGGCCGAACAAGAGAGTTCATACAAGTCAATGAAAACCCCAGCCAGAAGCATCGATTCAAGATTCAACATCAAGAGTCGGGCGTCGGACTGAAGGCAGTGCGGCGATCCAATATTCGGGGTGACAAAATTGTCATCTCCGGAGTGGATTCGCTTACACCTCTCCCCATTGTTGCCAGCTTGACTGTTCAGGTACCCATCGGGGGGCTGATCAGCTTGACAGAAGTCAAGAACCTGCTGGCCGAGATGATGTCTTTGTTGTCCGCCACCGTGGCGAACGACGGACTGTTACATCTCGATTGTACTGGTTACGGCGCGGATGCTCTCGTGAATGGGACAGCGTGAAGCTGCCCCTACCGCCTGAGCTGTATTCTGCGATCGTGCGTGTTGTCCGCACTGGCAGTGTTTTACTGCTGCTGTGGGCCGCAAATGTGCGACGCAAGGTCCTGATGTCCAGACGAGCGAAGGCTCGTCGCCACCTCAAGGACCGTTCCCGTAAGGGACGATCCAAGAGTGTGTGGGCAATCAGGTCACGACGTTGATCTGGATGGAAGGGTCCAAGGACCCCCATATAGTTGGAATGACCTGGGGTGACTCCTTTGTTATCATAACAAAGGACCACCACCCTGAGGCCGCTCCAACTCCTGGTCCAGACATTAGTCGATTAGGGTTCGTAGCTAGTGCGCCTGACGCAATTAAGACTGCCGCCACACGCTTGCGTGCTGGTGGCAGTCCATTGCGTGCGGGGACGAACTCGTTTATATCGATCGGGAGGACTTCTTGTCTTTTCGATTTGGTGTACATATCTCGAGGAATGACGTAACATTTGGTAATGGCTCAAGGAAGGACACCATAATGGATCCTATTAAAAGCCTTGATGAGGTTCGTCTCATCGCCAACATGCTACGTGATGTTAGTTCATATCACGGTAGCTGGTTCAGTACAGCAACGTGCGATCATACGATTCTGAGAATCGCTTCGCGTGTTGATTCTGAGGGGCTCGGTTTTCTCACGAAAACCTTGCCATCGCTCGGCAAAGCGCTAGATAGTGCTTTGTCGGGAGGTCAACCGCTCGATCCGGTCTCTCTGGGATTCAATCCGAGAGTGGACCAGAATATCCCCCAGTTCCTGGGTGAGTTCTTCGAGCGGGTATTGTCAGCTTCCGGCACCCCCTTAATACCGGGGTGCGCAGTTAGCGTCCGAATCCTGAGGCAGATCCTCTACTTATTTTATAAGTATGAGCTGCCCTATTCTGAGGACCAAGAACAGCAGGTTCTCGCTCAATTCGAGAAGAATGAGCAGGACTTAGTAGATGTTGACAAGCAACTACGAATCTTTCGTAGTATAATGTCAACTAGTAGCGATTCATTTGCCGCGAGGCTTTGTTGCCCCGTGCAAGTGAAAGTGCTACGCGCGGCGCGTTTGAGTCTAGATAGACTCTTCCGCCGATTCGATCCCCTGGACATCCACCCCTGTCACGGACCTGGTGCCGTCGCTACTGGAGCGAAGGCCTGGGAGAAGTACAGATGGGAGCATGTCCCGGCCCGAGTCACAGACACCTATCCCTTCGACGCATACTTTTGTGCGTCTCTTGGGGCGGTCTGTGACTTGTATCGTCAGTGGTCATCCATTGATGACGGTTCTGAGTATCCGGCGCGAGTTGTACTCGTGCCGAAAGACTCACGCGGCCCTAGACTCATCTCTTGCGAACCCCCTGCTTTGCAGTGGATTCAACAGGGATTGCGTAAGGCCATCTACAAGCTTGTAGAGAACAGCCCGCTTACTGCGGAGCATGTTTTCTTCACTAACCAGGTCCCGAACCAAGTCCGTGCACTTCAGGGGTCAAACCCTGATTACTACGGCTGTGGAGAGGGATACGCGACTCTAGACCTCAAAGAGGCTTCCGATCGCGTTAGTCTGGAATTGGTTCGTCTGCTCTTTCCGGCTCACATATGTGAAGCCCTAGAAAGTTGCAGAAGTCACTCAACTCGCCTGCCTGACGGGAGAATTCTACCACTCCGGAAGTTCGCGCCAATGGGATCAGCTTTATGCTTTCCTGTTATGGCACTAGTTATCTGGAGTCTCCTTGACGGTTACGCGACTGACGCGAATACCCGTGAGGGTATTTTAGTGTATGGTGATGATGTGGTCGTTCCCCTGCGATATGCAGATAACGCGATCTCAATTCTCGAAGCGTTTGGCCTTGCGGTCAACCGAAACAAGAGTTGCACCAAAGGACCCTTTAGGGAATCCTGTGGCATGGACGCCTACCAAGGCACCTGTGTTACACCAGTCCGATTGCGGACGGTTTGGACAGAGTTACCCTCGGCTAGTGCATTTGAATCATGGGTTTGCTATGCAAACTCGTTTTATCGAATGCGGTGGTTCCAGACCTACGATTACATCGTGGGAGCGTTGACCAGTAAATACTGGCCGATTGCTGGAGAGGAGCACAATGTTGATGCACCTTCTCTGATGGAGACACCTGTACAACGGCCCATCCCGACGCGAGTTAATCGACGCTTGCAAAAGCGCGAATACCTCGTCACGGTTGTGGCCCCCACGAGCATTAAGCGACGCTTGAGTGGCTGGTCGATGCTATTGCGCTACTTTAGTAGCGCTAGCTCGCAGCAGACTGAAAAGCGAAGTTCGTTGCTTGATATGGGTACCAATGATGGCTTGGAGAACTTTAGTTCTCCGGCCTTCTCAGTTAGCCTGTACACGGA